TAGACCTACGGTTGTATCAATGCCTGCGATAGGTTGATACATGCTTCCGAAAATAACAACAGTCTTGTCTGCGTCGATTGCTTCAATCTTAGCATCTGCTGCTGTGCCAATAATTTTTACCATATCAATAAAGCCTAATGAATTTGTGTGCTTTACGATATCCTTAAATGAATCTAATAACATAATTGATCTCCTTTGCTTATTATATAGATATTCTTACTTAATGTCAATATTTCACATAGCACTGAAGTCAAATAGTGTCTCCAAATGTGCATGTTCTTTATTTGTTCTACTTAGATCCCAGTTTAGCACGCCGACCAGGTTCTCAACTTTCTTATCCACAATACCGGCCATCATATCATCGCTATCAAATGGTAGGCTTAAGAACCATTCGGGCAAGTGAACTTCATCAACCGGATATGCAATACTGGTAAGCTTATTGTCGGTTGTCTGTCTCAACTTACATACAATAACTTTCTGGCCGTCAATAATACGCATTGCATGTTGATCCTGATGGATTTCCTTTAGCCTGTTCCATGCAAGACTTGCTGTTACGTGCCCCGGTACATGCAGATTACCAACTTCAACCCCCTTTAGTTTCTTGAATCCAGCATCTTCGAGTTTATCTCTATAATGGCTTAACTTATTAACTGCTCGCGGAGTGCCTTGTTGCCAAGGCTTCATCTCTTCAAATTTTTCCTTAAACAGTCTAATCTTTTCAATGACTGCATTCTCACCCTTACCACAAAGTGTATCGAGCAAGATTTCTGATAAGAATGTCTGCACAAACTTAGGAGTATCTGCACGCTTTAGGTCCAGTCCCATTGCCTTAACCTTACCTGGCTTGCCACCCACATCAAGTCTAATTCCGTCCTTGTCGTACATTAAACAAGCATAACGCTTCTTAACAATCCAGATACCACTCTCAGATACTGTTTCGCGTGAACTTGCAATTACTCCAGTTGAGCGTTTAATAGGGACATTAAGTTTTGTGTGTAAGAATTCAGGAAACGTGGCGGACACTGCTTTAGCAAGGGCGTTATAAGTATCAATGATACTTTCCTTTGTCCATTCGACTTCACCAGCTTCAATCTCCTGTCTAAGAACAGGGTATGCCGAAAAGTAGCACGAGTCTGTATCTCCGTAGACGATAGATTCTCCATAATGATCATATTCCCCAGTCATCATCTCGTTTGTTTTTGCTGCCATGTGCTTGGTAATGGTTCTGCCTGTCAGAGTAGTGGACTGGCCCAGACGCTGATCAAAGAATCGACTGCCAGCATTCAACAAAGCGCCATAGGCCGAGTTCAAGTTAATCTTCTTAACCAATTGTCTCTTATCCCAGAATCCTACAATACGCTTTAAATCCTTCTGATCCCTGTGGATTACCTTGCTATCCTTGACCATTAGATTGTGCTGATTCATGTATTGCACGACGCGCTTTTTATGCCCTTCTGCGATAAGTTCCTTTAGTTTTTTAGGCTTATATGCTTCGGCATCGTGGTAGGGATTGGCCTTAGACTCTACATCACTAATATCTACGTTTATGAACAAACTTTCCGGCATTTTAATACCTTCAATTTTAGCATTATCCTCAATGTCCTGATAGTTGGTCATAATTGCTTGTAGCACTTTACGCTCGCTGTACCAACGAGTTAATAGTGCCGGAACTACACCATCTGTATCTGTTTTGAAAATTGTGCCATTGGCGCTAATACACCAGGGTTGTCCACTTTCGAATATTAGGTCATGCAATTCCTTGCCAGTGACTTCAAATGTCTGCCCATCTTCCATATCGAGTATTAGTTTGCTACCAATATCTTCGTTGTAGAAGTCATCCATTTCGAGCACGTTGAATCTGTCGTTCCACCAAGATGCAAATGTGTGTTTGCCGCCTTTGGCTTCCCAATCAGCGATTGCTTGATTTGTTCTATCCAACCTAATCTGCCCGACAATCATTTCGGGACTCATATTCAATGTTCTAATTACAGATGGATACAGTGACTTCATGTCAGTAGATGCTATCCACTTATGTAGTCCCTTGCGTGGTGTAGCAACCCACCCACCTGCTGCTCTAACTGCTGATTCATCGTGCCCGCGTTTCTTATCTGGGCATACCATGTTACGACTATGTGATTCCATTAGCACGTTTTGGTCTGTAACTGCAACGGCGCCCATTGTTGTTTGAATTAATACACAACTAGAATGAGCAATGGAATTTGCAAGGCTAATGAAGTCTAGCTTCTTGTCTAATCTATCAAGCAGACGTGTATCCTGAATATTGTATTCTAAGAACTTCTTGAAGTCGTCGTTATACAACTCGTCCAGTGTACCTTCGTATTGAATCTTGTTCTCGCCAAGTTCAATTTCAGCAATAGCGTTCAACGCATAGCTGTGACGTTCTTCGTAGTTGTATTTCTTATAAAGTTGCAGGTAGTCGACGTGTACGCGACCAATCAGGTCATATGTATTTTGAGATTTGCCACCACGATCAAATTCTCTAACCTTAGGTTCTTGTTCCCAAAGGCACAATTTTCTAGCCTCGTGCTTACCGAGAACTTTCTTGATGCGGTTAACAACATAAGGAATATCATATGCTTCGCTGTTCCAACCGCTAAGAATGTCGGCATCCTCAACAACATCAATGAAGGTTTGAAGCATTTCCCCTTCTGTCTTGAATAGAACTACGTTACCAACTTCATCGGCAATAGCCTGCGCTTCTTCCCATGTTAATGTTTCTGGCGGAAGTGCTAAACAGATAATTTCATCAATCCATTGCAAATGTATAGATATGGATGTAATGTAATTGTTTGCATCGGATGCTTCAGACCACCCCGATTCCTTGTCAAAGCTTGTTTCAATGTCGAAGAAAGCAATGTTTGGTTGCGGCGCATCTGCGTGTTGATAGTTATTTTCGAGACAGCGGAATATGGGGTCAACATCTGACTCCCATTTTTTAACATTACCGGATAATGTTTTTAGGATCTTTTGTTTTTCAATGAAGGTGCGAGGAATAATCTTCTTTACGGTATCGCCGTAGATAGACTTATGCGAACCTTTGGGGTCGGTAAGGAAGAAATGATAATCAGGTTGAAATTCACGGTAAACACGTTTACCATTCACTCTTTCAACAATCTTGATTACTTCCTGATCACCGCCTCTCTTAAAGAAGCAATCAATATACATTAACCGAGTCCCGCCGCCTTGTATAGTTCTTCAAGTGTTTCTATATCTTCGCGCCTATCGTTCATATCGCCCTTCTGACAAGTTTTGATAAGACGATTTAGAATAGCTGGTTTTACTTCTAATTCTTCAGCAATGGCCTTAACGGTGTCGGTTAGACCTGCCTTCAAATCTTCGCATTCTTGCAAGACCTGTACTCCATCTGCAACAACTTGTTTCAGACGTGCGACGTTTTCGGGTGATAATTTTGCCATTTGACTCCTCAGACTTTGTAGTGCTTTTACTTAGCGTTTAGACTATTGTAACGGCAACGTTTCTGAATGTCAAGGATTTCTACTTACAGGCACACCGTGCAGCTTCTTTTCCTAGGTAATCGTTGATAGCGGCTTTAACGGCATCCTCGGCCAATATGCTACAGTGTATTTTGACTGGAGGGAGGGCGAGTTCTTCAACAATCTGACTATTCTTAATGCTTCCTGCTTCATCAAGCGTTTTACCTTTAACCCATTCTGTGACAAGAGAACTGGAAGCAATCGCCGACCCGCAGCCATACGTCTTAAATTTCGCATCTTGAATAATTCCATCTACTACTTTGATTTGTAGCTTCATTACATCGCCGCACGCAGGCGCACCCACCATTCCAGTTCCCACAGATAAATCTTCTTTATCTAAAGAACCTACATTGCGTGGATTTTCGTAGTGGTCTAATACTTTTTCGCTATAAGCCATTAAAACATTCCATAGGCATTACCTGATATAGGTTCATTAGATCCTTTATACATTTTTGGATCGTAGCCGTGTATAACGGATAATAAACCCTTTTTCTGATTTTCGCTAGGTAAATCTTCAGTGAAGCGATACATTTGATCTGGCATTACTCTTCTGAACCATTCTACAATGAGTGGACGAACGTCTAAGCTGGGATTGCTAT